CCATAATGTCCAAGGATCGAATTTGGATCCTGCTGATGATCTAAAGTCCGTAAAGGATGCCCATGTATATTCTTTGATTTTAACAGGGCGCTCTAAATACTTGCTGATCGGATCTGAATTATCAAATCCGTCATTAAAAGTGGGATCATTATCAGCTCCTAAATCAAGGCTATATGCTTCTACACTGTCATCAAAGGTGACATTTTGTGTTGCATTTTCTTCAGCAATTGAAGAAAGAGTGTGGGTTTCGCCGTTGAAAGTGTCGACTTCACTATTTTCACGCATATTATCCATATTTGTGTGGGTTGGGGGGGCAATATCACTACTAGTGACGACATGTGCGGTGAATTCGCTATTTAAGACACTAATGTCAAGGTCATGTGAGTAATTGCATAACAAAACGTTTCGTGTTTCAAACGAGCCTTCTGGACTAAGTTTGGAGAAAATCATATTAGATTCTCTCAATACACCATTCGTTTCTGAAAAGTCTATGTCACAATTAGTGGCATAATCTATCACCCACGGAACGGCTTTAGATAACAATTGATTTTCAATGATTTCATCAAAAGTTTTAAATTCATTACCATAACAGATATCATGAGACGTTAAAATACGTTTAATAATATCCATTTTATCTTTATAGTAAGTTCTACCATATTGTGCTAATTCATACGAAGCCGAAATACAAGATTGTACTATTTGTTGATCTTCAGATAACACTTTACTAGGTATTCCGATAGTTAACATTTTACCAATAGATGCAAATTCTAATGGACAAAATGTAACTCCTTCTTCAGCATCTCTAACAAAGCGACGCTTTCCTATAGATAAAACTACAACATCATCATCGAGATAGTACCCTGGCAACTTATCTGCTCTAGTATATTTCATTCCTATACTCTTAAGAAATTCTTGAATACTCCTAAAATTAAAGAAAATATGCGCTTTCTTACTGATAGTATATGCGTTGTCATCACCTAATGTGAATAACATTACATTGTCAGCAAACTTATGTATAATACTAACATTTCGAGTTAATGAATTCAGATCGTGATCATGAAAGGATGCATATGTACTCAAAAAAGCACATCTCATCAAACATTTGTTCAAAATGTCATTAATCAACAAAGTTAAGGCAATACCAGAAGGATTAGAACCACTTATTTCAAATAATTCTGATCCCATTAATATTATAGGTAATATACAATCAGTAATAATACCTATCAATATGGTTATTTCTTCATCTGTTGATCCATAATGTTTTTTGACTCTAATAATAACATCATAGGCCATGTTAGTTAACATGACATTGACACTTTTATCATAAGCAGAAAAATCGCCTAACGAAACTCGTTCGAATTTTTCAAACATTTGTAAGATTTCTTCCCATTGTGGCGAAAACGG